TAGCTGCTTGAAAATAAATTCTATTTCCAATAATATGCGATTTAACTGGAATGAAATTATAGTCATCACTTGATCTTGATTCATAAACAACTATGTATGAGTTTTGCTTTATTTCTTCTTGCAGCGAAGAATTAATAAATTTATCTATTGATAGATTAGATATATCTACAAATAACCAATTATTTTTTTCTATATCTTGTTTTAATGTAGGAATATTTATTTTTCTTCTAAGAATAGGATATACATATGAGGTGTCCTGATTGGGTATAGACGGACTAGCCGTCACAGGCAAATATCTAAACCAAGTCATAATTAAATTTGAATAACCTCAATCACATAATCATAATTTTCATTATAAAGATTGTCATCAATTTCAATATCAATTATAGCATCAGCTGCTGGTACTCCGCCATCTAATATGTCCGTAACATATTCAACAAGACTTACTGAAGTGGGTTGTGGTGGTTTTAATTCCTGCATTTCTCTTACCGACTGATAGTCTATGTCTGTTGATCTAATTCTTTCTGAACCATCTGATCCAGTGTGAGAGTGTGTTGCTAAATTTACGCCATCTATTTTTGCGTTATTTTCTACAAATATATCTCCATCAATAATTCCACCATTTTTTAATAAGTATTGAGGATGATGATTTTCTGTTAAATCATCTAAACTAGAATGACTTGAAATCAAATCACTTTCTGTTCTATATGTTTGATAAGTTAAATCAAATATTTTAGCGTATTCATCTTTTTTTACAGATTTAATAATGACTGGTTTTGGTTGGCCCTTATGAGATAATTGATATATATAATTTGAGTATTTTCTTTTGCTTATTACGAGAGAAAATAATTTTTCTACATTAAAATTAATAACATTATTTCTCTGTATCATATCTGCTAAAATCATTCCAAAGTTTGAGTTAATAATATTTGTTGCAGACAGCAATTCCTGTGTCATTATTGGTAGTTCTCTTGAAAGAGCTGTTGTATAATAATCTAATTCCATTGAAGAAACTATTTTATTTTTAAAATCAATAGATTGAGTTAAATATCTTTGATAAAAGATATCGCAATTATCAACATAATCTCGTTTTAAAGATTCTAAGATATTTTTAGTTTCATCATGCAATGCGTTTAGTTTAATTGAAAAAAACGCTTGGAATTCAACTGCTTGTTTTTTTGTTGTTTTATCCAATTCGGGAGCTGGAATTTCGCCTGGGGACGATACGATTGCCTGCCTAATGTACTGCGTGTGTTGTGACGCCATCTTGGCCCATGAGTCAAATTGTAATGCGATTTGTTTTTGTGAATCATCTTCATAATCATCTCCAAACTTTAACACTAAAATATCTTTTATATTTGAAGCTTCATTTAGCATAAATATAAGTAAATTTCGTAAATCAAATAAATATGCAAAAGATGATTGCGAAATTGATTGATGGTAATTTTCCATCATTCTTCTGGCACTGGTGGACATAGATCTTTCTGCATACTTGTATTCATTGAAAGAAATATAATCCGGTGCATTATTTTGTGTAGAATTATATTTTTGTAATTCTTTCCACAATTTTTTATGTGATTCCTCTAAAGAAATATTTATATATGGATTTATATAAATGTTTAATAATAATTTTTCTAAAATTAATTTAGTTTGATTTAAAAAATTATATGTGTGCATTATTTGATTTCTACACCCTTCTAAGGGTATAAAATAATCCGGCCTAAGAGCATATTCAAATCTTCCAGGAATAGTTCCAACCTTACTTGTGTTTATGGTTTCTTGCGGTGATTTTTGATCAAAAAATGAAACTTCAGCCTTCTCTGCTGAATAAAAATTATTTGAACCATTTACAGTTTGTTGTATATTATTAATTGACATAGATTAACCTAAAATATTTTTCTTTTTAATTTTGGTTTACTAGCCATTCTTCCAATTCTAGATGCCATGAGAGCATCTGCTCTACCAACCGAAGATGTGTGCTTTGGTTCTACACTGTCTTCCGAGGTACTTGGTTTTGGCATATAAAATGTGTTTGAGAATGATTGCGTTTTTGTTGTGTAATTTGATTTCATAAGATCGCCATAATTTTGTGTAATAGCTAAAAGAGCCAGCATTAGTGCATCGTGAGCGTGATCCATTACTGATCCACCAGCTTCAAAAACTGGTCTTCCAGTTTGTGTTGTTCTTACAACAATATAAGATATTAATTGCAAATATAATTCTTCGTCTGTTTCTGAAAAAAGAATTTTTTCTTTTTCTAAATACTGTCTTAAGTTGTCAACCATAAATGGTTTCATTTCTTTTTTAACTGGAAGTTGAGTATATGGATCTTTTACTTCTATTGTTTCAGCAAAAGAAACACCCTTTACTCTTTCTCTCAACTTTGTCTGCGGATTTTCTACCCCAGCTTTATGCAAAAGTTCTACTTGAACCTCACCAAACCCTCTGTCTACATAGATATGTTTAGGTTGAAATATTTTATTTAATTCTATTATTCTATCTACAGCTTTAGTTAATGTATATTCCGAACGAGGTATTTCTTCTCTGTAACAAACTCTTGTTCTTCCCCTAAATCTTTCGTCTTCATAGCTGTCATTGCATGCTTCAACTACAACTATATTTGTTCCAGCTCCATACTTATCCCAGTCAACACCTATAGTAAAAAATGATCTAGCTGAAGTTACCTCGGCGTTGTATTTCCAACCTGGATCAATAAACGCCATATCAATATATTTTCTCGGATAAACACCTTCCGAGTCTTCACCCCAATCAGCTTCAATTTCATGTCTATATCCTATTTCAGAATATTGTTCTCTAAATTCATCTTCTTGCTCTTTGCTAAAAAACGGGTTTACATAAGAAGGAAACCAAAATTCTTGAAATCTACTACTGTTGCACCACTCCCAAAATTTTTCTCTTCTACCCGTTGGAGTTGATGCACCTATCATAACTTTATCTGGTTGATCTTCAGTTGTTTTTTGAAGCATTGCGTACAATGCATCTAGATCTCCAGAATGCATATAATCCATTTCATCTAATATGATCAAATGTGCTTCTTGACCACGAGCTACGTCTGACTTTCCACCAGATCTCATTCCTGAAGTAAAAAATCTAATAGTTGAGCCGTTAGAAAATTCCATCATAAATTGTGGGCTAGTTACTTTTCTTGTCATTGAATTAATAACTATTTCATTTTTAGAAGCTATTCTAAGAATTTCTTGATATATTAATTCAACTTGAGTTTTCATTGGGGCAACAACAAGACACCTTCCATCTCTATGCGTATAACCATGGTGCAGCAGTTGTATGGCCAATGTAAATGTTTTACCTAAACGACGTCCAGCTCTTAATACCTTTCTTAAAGATGGATGTCGTAGTATTAATATTTGATAAGCTCTTGGTTCTACTTTAAGAAAATGTTTAGCCCAAACAACAGGATCTTTTGCTATATGTATTTGCCTTTGTTGCTCTGCGCTCACTCCAAGATCCAATAGCTCCTTATCTATCTCAAATGGTTCATCAATTAAATATGCCAATTCCTCATTGGTCATATCTCTTTCTAAAATTGGTTGCCCGCTATTCCAATTAACATGTGAGAGTTTATTTTTAAAAACCCATTCAATTCTATTTATTTGTTTATATATTTCTATATCTTGACTTTTTATTATTTCAAGTAAATCTTCTCTTGAAAGTTTTTTTAATTGTTCTCTAAAAGCTTTTGTCTTATCTTTCATATTTATCCAAAATGAGATGCCATCATTGCAGCTTCTGATCCTAGCACGCTTCTTGCATTTAGTCTAGAATTTTGAATAGCCATGACGCCTCTTGCTCTTGATGTTGCAGCGGCTTCCGTATCTTTGTAGCCCATTCCAAACATTGGTTTATTAATTGAGCCTTGAAGAGATTTGTTTGCATCGCGAGCAAGATTAATTCCGCTTTTAATTATTTCTCCGCCCATTCTTCCTAAGTCATACACAAAAGATGCTGCGGCTACGAATTGCAAACCAGGTATTGCCATTGCTGCCGCTCTTGCTCCAAGAACTTTTGCTCCACCAGCAGTACCAAGAGTTTTAAGTATTTCTTTACCTGCAAGATTTTTAAAAACCCCACCTTCAAGAACTGTTTGCGCAGATGTTTTAATTCCAGCGTTAACAAAAGCTTCATCCAAATGAGATACAGCTCTTAGTGCACCCTTTTCTGCCGCTTCAGATAATCCACCTGCTCGAGCAAAACCTTGCGCTCCTCTAAAGTATCCACCTAAATATTGAGTTCCTAAACCACCCATTGAAGATACGAGTAGGTTTCCGGCTACGCCTTTTTGTCCGGCTCTAACAGCAGCCATCCCCGAAGCATATACGCTAGTGGTTCCAGCGTTTGCAGCTGCATACGCAGTAGCAGACATTCCCCCTCTTGCTACTGGAGTCATTGCTGCTGCCTGAGCGTATGATATTCCAGCTCTACCTTGCATTAAGGCTGGATTATTCATTTTAGCTAGTCTTTGTATTCTGGTTCCAAATTCGTCAAGGTTTCCAACTCCACGCAAATCCATCCTTCTTCCAGCCGACACTACAGCGAAAAGTCCTGGTCCCAATGCAGCTTCTCCAGCACCTACTCCAGCTGCATTTCTTAGTGAACCCATTCCAAATTTTTGTGTTTTATTAAACAACCTATGACCCTGCGCATAGGTATACAAACTGTTCCCCTCAGCTGCACCAAAAACACTTAATGAATGAAAACGACTAAGATTTCTTGGTCTATAAAATGCGTTGTTAACTCTTGATGTTTTAGCAAATGCCATTTTGCCACTACCACGAGCTGCTGCGTCGTCTGCAAATCTTCTACTTCCAAATAAGAACGATTTT